CTACCCTTTGGCATCATCATCAGGAGCATCGTCGGTTGGCTTGGCCATTTTTTTGTGCTTATTCATTTGCTTAGCTTCCCAGAACAGACCCGTCAATACATCCATTACGCGCTGGCGGTCGGTCGGGCTCATCGGTACGCCGTCGAACATAATTTCCCCGTCTTCTTCAAGCAGCTTCTTAAAATCGCGCTTATCCTTATACGTTGCCCACTCGGGTATTGTTGCCGAGGCAGCATCGCGGCCAAGCAAATAATCGGTGGTCGTATTCAAAATATCGGCCATTTTTTGCAGGTCCTCGCTCGTTGGCGTAACCCGGTCATTTTCGATATGCCCAAAATTAGAGCGGCCCATTTCCAGCTTCGAGGCGACATCCTGCTGTGTTAATCCACGTTCAACGCGAAGCTGCTTTATTCTCATACCTAACGACATTATGAATACCCTCCATTTTTCGAGATTTGGTATTTTAAATACTTGACGGTAATTAAAATACCAAATACAATGAGATTCATCAGACGAACACAACTGCTATTTATCAGAAAAGCCAAATGGCTATTTTAGCTACTTCAAAGCTAGTATATTTTCCGAGAAGAGTATTGTCAATACCAAGACGTAAACTATATTTTTTTGGCATAAACGGTATTTTAAATACCTAACGAGCATTAGAACCTATGGGAGGTTATGCGAATGAAAGAGGAACAGCAGGTTATTGATCAGTTAAATGCTTATAAACGGCTTAAGGCAAGAAAGAAACAGCTGGAGGGGACATCGGTTGGTCCAGGCATGCGGCTAAGCGCCGTTTCTGAGGACGATCATTTGCAGGAGCTGCACCGACAGCTGCGCAAGCTTCCTTCCTATATGTATTTGGATGAACGGGAGCAGCGGATCGAGGCTGCGGCGCATGCCAACCTATCCAAGTATCCGCTTGGAACGAGGGCGCAGCTAAGCGAAGTGATTAAAAGCCGTGCGGCTGCAAGTCCAGAGGATGAGAAGCTGCTAAGAGAGCTGGAGAAAAAGATCGAGAAGGTGCTTGAAGCGCGGACCGGCTCGGGCGGATTTGAGGGCTATATGGGCGTTATTGATAAAATCAGCGAGCTTCAAGATATTGAGAAGCAGCTGCAAGCTATCGACCAAGCGCTAGAGGCGCTCGAAGCCTATGAGCCTGATTACGCACGGCTGCTGAAGCTGCGTTTTATTGAAGGGAAGCCTACAGAGTTTGTTGCTTCTGAGCTTGGAATCGTCGATCGCACGTTCCGCAGATGGAAGCAAAAGGCGCTTGCGGAAGTTGTCCGCTTTCTGTCCGGCTAATGTCCGTTTTTGCTCAAATAACCGTGATATTATGATATTGTGCAAAAGATCATAAGCGGGGACGAGCGGTGGACAATACCGAGCGTCCCTTTTGTTTTTTCCAAGGAAAGGAGGTGAGTGAGATGTAGCGGCAGAGTGGAAAGGTCGTTTGTGGAATGCCGCTGGTTTGAGGGCAAGTCGCTCCAATTGAAGGAAGCCGGAGGAATGGTGAGATGAAGAAAGCGGATATACTGGTTGCTGGACATGAGGCCAGCTTCAGCAAGAAAGAGCTGCTGGCAGCAAGAAGGTACACGCCATCGCAGAAGGATGTGCTCTCTGCCGTATTGCAAGAGGAAGAAAGCTATACCCACGAACAAGCGTTATCTCGGATAACAGCCTATTTGAAAAAGGAGGTCATGTAGAACATGGCAGGAGGAACATTTACAACTCAAAATAAGGTGCGCCCCGGCGTTTATATTAATCTGGCAGGTGAGAAACAATCGGTGGGCAGCATGGGCGAACGAGGTACAGTCGCTGCTGCGCTGGCATTGAACTGGGGGAAATCGAAATCGGTGATTGCGATTCATGCCGGTGCGGATGTAAGAAACTTGCTTGGATACGATCTAAGCGCTCCCGAGCTTCTGCTGGTGCGAGAAGCGCTTAAGAAGGCAAAGACGCTGCTCCTGTATCGCCTGAATGAAGGGACTAAAGCATCAGCTGCTGTCGGCAGCCTAACGCTTACAGCTAAGTTTGGCGGAGTACGCGGCAATGACATCACCGTTGCCGTAAAGCAAAACGTCGATGACGAGGAGCTGTTCGATGTTATTACTTATGTCGCTGAAGCGGCGGTTGATTCGCAAACGGCGGCTGCTATTGCGGCGCTTAAAGGCAATGCTTTCGTTGATTTTAGCGGCACGGGAACGTTGACACTATCAGCAGGCGCACCGCTTGTTGGCGGCGCCAATGGCACGGTAACGAATCAGGAGCATACCGACTATTTGACGCAGATCGAGCTGCAGGATTTTAATACGATTGCGCTCGTATCCGCTGATGTTACTTTGAAATCAGTATACGCTGCTTTTGCCCGCCGCCTGCGTGAGGAAGAGGGGCGCAAGATCCAAGTCGTGCTGGCGAATTATCCGACTGCGGATCATGAAGGGGTCATTAGTGTCAAAAACGGCGTCAAGCTGCTGGATGGCACAGTCATTGATGCGCAGAAAGCGACAGTATGGGTTGCTGCGGCAACGGCAGGCGCTTCTATTAATCAATCGCTGACTTATGAAGCTTATGAGGACGCAGTCGATGCAGACATTCGGTATACGAATTCGCAAACGGTGGCGGCGCTTCAAGCAGGCGAGCTATTGTTTACGGCAAGCGGCGGCAGAGTCATTGTCGAGCAGGATATTAACACTTTTACAGGCTACACGCCTGAGAAAGGCAAAGCATTTTCCAAAAACCGAGTGATTCGTGTGCTGGATGGCATCGCAAATGACTTTAAACATATTTTCGAGAGCTTCTATATCGGCAAAGTGGATAATAACGCAGATGGCCGGAGCCTTTTCCGCAATGAGTGCACAAAGTATTTGAATAATTTACAGTCGTTGAACGCGATCCAAAATTTCAACTCGCAGACGGACTTGTCGGTCGATGCCGGCACGGATACCGACAGCATTGTGATTAACGTCCACATCCAACCAGTAGATAGCGTAGAAAAAGTATATATGAAAGTGACGGTGAAGTAATATGGCATTTTTGAACGCAGGAGACACGATTTCAGGCCGCGAAGGCAAGGCTTTTACGGTGATTAACAATTCAAGGGAAGAGATGTTTTATGTGAAGACGCTGGAGGCGAGCATCGAGAAACAAAAGGCGGAGATCAAGACGCTAGGGCATCGTGGCTTGCAGCACAAAGCGACAGGCTGGTCAGGTACGGGCACGATGACCATCTATTACGTCACAACGAAGTTCCGCCAAATGATGCTGGACTACGTAAAAACCGGCGTGGATGCGTATTTTGACATCGTCATTATGAACGAGGATTCCTCATCTGCCACAGGCAAACAAACGGTTGTCCTGAACAAGGTCAATCTGAATAAAGTCATTATCGGCAAGCTGGACACGGAGAGCGAAGCGCTCGAAGAGGAAATCGAGTTCACCTTTGAAGGCGTGGACATTCAAGACAGCTTCTCGTCACTTTCGCTAGGCTAAACAATACATGGATGGAGGCAACAGAAAATGAGTGATTTAAGTGTGTTTTTTGCGCAAAATGCAGCAGTCGAAGCGACGCAGCCGTTTATCGTATCCGATCGATTTAAAGATGCGGAGGGACAAGCGGTCGCATGGGAGCTGCGCAGTATGAACGAAGCCGAGAACGAGGAATGCCGCAAGTCGTCGACCCGCAAGGTGAAGGGGAAAAACGGCGTTTTTGTACCGGAGACCAATACGGATGAATATCTGGCCAAGCTCGTTGTCAGCAGCATTCAATTCCCGAATCTAAAGGATGCAGATTTGCAAAAATCGTACGGTACGCTCGGTGCCGAGAACCTTTTGCGCAAAATGCTGCTGCCTGGCGAATACGCTTCGCTAGTACAGCGCGTGCAGGAGATCAACGGCTTTAACCAAAGCCTAAACGATTTGGCAGATGAAGTAAAAAACTAATCAAAGAGGGCGACGGTGAAGCGAATTACGCTTATTACGCCCTCCACGAGCTTCGCATCCTGCCGCATGAGCTGATGGCCATGACCCGGCGGGAGAAAGCGGCGATCTACGCAATGATCGACGTTCGCATCGAGAACGAGAAGAAACAGCGTGCCAAAGCAAAACGAAAATAAGGACGGGCAGCGCTCCCATGCGGGGGCGCTTTCGCCCGTGTGAAGGGGGTGGAAGGATGGCGAGTAATTCCCCGGTAGTTATCGTGAATGGCGGGTCTGGCAATACAGGCTCAGCCACTGCATTTATTCAGTTTATGAACCGATTGAATGCCTCTTTTATTGAGGCAGCAGCACAAGGCGAGAAATTAGTGAGCGCTTTTGAAAAAATGCGAGTAGAAACTGTGCAGTTAGAAGCTGAGCTGACGAAGGCAACCGCTTCTATGAATGAGTTTACCGAATCGATTAAAAAATTGAGAGAAGCAGCAAACCCTCCTCCGGATGGAGGTCCTGATGGTGGACCAGATAGACCAAACGGTCCAAATGGTCGCGGCTCTAGACGTGGTTTCTTTGAAATAAATATAGTTGAAACACTACAGGCTGTTCACATAGCCATACAAATCGTTGCAGCAATAAAGGATTTGATGCAAGACAACACACCAACTCCCCCAGAGGGCCCGCCGGCACCTGATGCCATTGTAGATGCCGCAAAGCAGGGAGCGGAGTTTTGGCAGTCAGCCATATTAGGCGCCGGAGCCAAGTTGACGCAAATGATCGGCATGGCGATTTCGGGCGCAATGGAGGAGCATCAATCCAAAGCGCTGCTGATTGCTAGAGCCGGCGGGGAAAAAATCGGCGAGCCGCTTTACCAGAATATTAGAGGAAATGCTGTGAAAAACGGCGTTGATGTGAATGAGGCTATAAAAACAGCGTTAGCTCTAATGCCAACCGCTCAAAATACGGGCCAGCTGGATCGAATGACGAATATGGCAATGGAGCTTTCGGCATTAGATCCAAACGGAGGCAGCTCAGAGGATGCTGCTGGAGCTATTAAATCGGCAATGAGCGGAGATTATTCCGGTTTGATGGATCAATTCAATATTAGCGAGGAAGCTTTCCAAAATGTCGGATTTGAAAAAGCGAACGATATGGATGGGTTTCTTACTGCGCTTGATGCCATGCGGGAAAAGGCGAATTTGGGTGCCGAAGCGCTAAAAACAGTCGGAAGCAGCCCATTGAACCAAATAGCTACTTTGCAAAATACGATTAATTCCGGGTTTGCGGCAGCAGGGATGGGTGCGGTTGAGGCGATGTCGCCGCTGCTTGAGAAGCTTAACGAATTCGTTGCTGGCGAGAGGTTCCAAGCTTTCTTCGCCCTATTTGAGCAGGGATTGACGTTTGTAGCCAGCCAGTTAGCGGTTGTAGGCGAGGCTGCTCTATGGCTCTTTAGCCAATTTTTAAACAACTGGCCTTTGATCTTATCGATCTTTATGCTTACGGGCGCCGTACTGCTGCCGACGATCGTAACTTTATTATGGTCTATGGTTGCCCCTATTTTGGTGCAGGCGGGGGCATGGCTGATGACTATCTTACCTCTTTTAATCATTATTGCAGTCATAGGAGTTTTGATAGGCATCTTTTTATATTTTGGAGGTACCGTCGAGCAGGTCGTTGGTTTTGTTATGGGCGTGTTCTTTTCGTTGTTTGCCGCATTGAAAAATGGATTTGCCTTTCTATGGAATATTATTTTGTCGGTTGCTGAGTTTTTGGTCAATATATTTATTGATCCGGTTTATGCAATTAAGAAATTGTTTTTTGATCTCACCAAAAACGTTGTGGATTTCTTCGGAGGTATGATTAATACCTTTATTGATGGGCTTAATTGGGTGCTTGAGAAAGTGAATGCTATTACCGGTACGGATTTTGAAATGATTGGAAAGGTGGATACCAGCCAAATCGATCAGTTCAAGCCCGAAAGTGAAAAGAACGTTGTTGACTTATCTAAATATAAGATGGGACAAACGGATCTTGGATCTGCATTTAACAAAGGGTCTGAATTTGGCACCGGCTTAATGGACAAGCTGGCCAGCAAGAAAAATGATTTGAATGGAATGCTCAATAAGGAGTCTGGCTTTGTTAAGCCTGCCGGTGAGACTGCTGGAGGTTTTGGCGGAGGCACCAGTCCAAACATCAACCGAGTTGGAGAAGTAGGCAAAATCAACGACACCGTTGATATCTCCAGCGAGGATTTGAAGACGATGAGGGAGCTTGCGGAGATGAAGAACATTCAGAACTTCGTGTCCTTGCAGCCTACTGTCAGCGTGCAAACCGGAGACATTAATAACGGCTATGATATCGATACGATTATCGGACGAATTGAGCGCTCATTAAATGAGGAAATCGCTTCCTCTGCGGAAGGGGTGTACGCTTGATGATCAGCAATCGGAATTATGAATATGGAATATGGCTGAGCTACGGGAATCAGCAGCAAGTCATCCATCTGCCTGTTAACCCGCCAGAAATTAAAATCGGTGATGCTGCGGGCGGCAAAACCTATGAGGTGTCGGGTTTAGGGGAGATCAATATTATACAAAGTCCAAAGCTTAAGGATATTTCGTTTGAAAGCTTTTTTCCAGCTGTCTCGTATCCTTTTCTGGCTAGTAAAACATGGATCGATCCCGTCTTTTATGTCATGGTTATTTTGGACTGGATGGAGAAAAAGCATCCTATTCGGTTTGTTTATACAGGCGCAACGTTTGATGTCAATTTGCCCATGAGCATTGAGAAATTTGAATGGAAGGAAGCTGCCGGCTCTGGGGATATCGAGTACAGCATATCGTTGAAGGAATTCGCTTTTTATGGCGCTAGGCCTGTTATTCTAACAAAGGACGGTGCAAGTACCAAGACGAAGCCCCGCCCTTCCGATAAGCAAAAGCCGAAGACGTACAAGCTGGTTGCCGGCGATACGCTTATAAAGGTAGCCAGAGTCCAGCTTGGCAACGAAGGGCGCTGGCAAGAAATTCAGAAGCTGAACGGCATAAAGGATGCGCAGCTGAGGAAGCTGCCCGTCGGTATGACGTTGAAGCTGCCGGGGTGATCATATGCTGGAAATTTTAATCGATAACCGCAACGGAAAGGTATGGAATATTACAAGCCTTGTTCCTTCTCTCACCTATAAAACAAAGCGGAGCGGAGCCGCGTCAAGCCTGGATCTGACCTTAATCAAGGGGAGCCAGTATCAGAGTGCTTCTTTTGAGGTGAACAGCGGCGATGTTATCCGATTGCGCCAAGATGATCGCAATATCTTTTATGGCTACGTATTTGAAATTAATACGGGCAAGGACGAGAGCGTGTCGATCAAGGCGTACGACCAGATTCGTTATTTGCTTGCAAACGATACGTACGTGTTCCGCGATGTGACTGCGTCGCAGATCGTGAAGCGGATTGCGGATGATTTTGACATGAAGACGGGGCTGCTTGCCGATACGGAGTACAAGATCCCATCGATGATAGAGGACAATAAGAAGCTGCTGGATATTATCTATAAGGCACTGGATTTGACGCTTATTCATAAAGGCGGGAATTTTATACTTTTTGATGATTACGGCGAGCTGTCAGTACGGAATATTCAGGACATGAAGGTTGATTTTGTTATTGGCGACTTCAGTCTCATGTATGATTATGGGCTGAAGCGCTCGATTGATGGTGACACGTATAACCGAATCAAGATTTATCAGGACAATAAGCAGACTGGGAAGCGGGACATTCACATTTTGCAAGACAGTGCGAATATCGCGAAGTGGGGACGTCTTCAGCTTTACCAGCAGGCGGACGAAAAAATGAATACAGCACAAATCAATGAGCAGCTTAATCAGTTAATGACATTGAAAAACCGCGAGCAAAAAAGCATCAGCATTGACGCGATCGGCGATTTGAGAGTCAGGGCAGGCTGCTATATTCCTGTTGTCATTAAGGAGCTAGGCATAAATCAATATTTTCTCGTGGACGACTGCTCGCATAAATTTGATGCGGATACGCACACGATGAAGCTGGAATTGAGGGTGGTTTAATGGCATTATTGGATTCGATTAAAAAAGCAGGCGCCGCAGCCTACGCAGCAGGCAACCCGATGGCCGTTATGGTCGGAAAAGTAACAAAGCTAAATCCTCTGGAAGTAAACGTTGATCAACGTTTTACTTTAACGGAGGATTTTTTAATTGTTCCGGAAAGCCTTGTACGGTTTGAAGCGGATTTGCCGTCATCCGGGAAGCTGCTTATTCGAACAGGCTTAGAAGCGGGTGACACCGTGCTCATGCTTCGTGTACAAGGCGGGCAGCAATTTGTAGTACTGGATAAGGTGGTCAAGCCATGATCCCCCAAGGTGCAAGCATCGCTGAGACTGTGCTGGATGAGCGTCCCGAGACGAGCGTGACGTACAAGCTGGATCTGGCAAATAATCGTATCGTCGGTACAACGGATGGGCTGGAGGCAGTTAAACAAGCTGTTTTTAAAATATTGCAAACAGAGCGCTACGGTTATTTTTGCTATAGCGATGATTACGGAGCTGAGCTGCAGGGATTAATTGGCGAGGCGCCTGCCTTTGTTCGCTCCGAGATGGAGCGGAGAATTCGGGAGGCTTTGATGCAGGATGATCGAGTAACTGGCGTTACTGATTTTCAGTTTGACGTAACAGAGGATTCCGCTGCTATACAGTTTACTGTCGTTACGGAATTTGGCAGCTTTGGAGAGGAGGTAAATGGACGTGTATGAAAATATGACCTTTAGTTATTTGCTTCAACAAATGCTGGATCGTGTCCCGGGCGATGTGGATAAGCGGGAAGGAAGCATTATTTACGATGCGCTGGCTCCGGCAGCGGCTGAGCTCTCTGAGCTGTATGCCCAGCTTGACGTGAACATGAATCTGGCGTTTGCCGATACGTCCAGCGGCGATTATTTATCGCGGCGTACGGCTGATTTTGGCGTAATCAGGCAAGCGGCTACGAGAGCAAAGCGGCAGGGCAAATTTTACGGCGAAAATGGCACGGCTGTCGATGTGCCTATCGGCAGCCGCTATTCAGCTGGTTCGATTAACTATGTGGCAAGAGAGAAGCTTAACACCGGCTCGTTCGTTTTAGAGAGCGAAACCGTGGGAGTAGCCGGGAATCAGCAATTTGGGGATATGCTGCCCATCGATTATATTAGCTCGCTAGCTCGGGCTGAGCTTGCAGCTGTGCTGGTGCCTGGCGAGGATGAGGAGTCGGATGAGCAGCTGCGCAGCCGTTTTTTTGCCGAGGTGCAAAATCCGGGTACAAGCGGCAATGTGTCGGATTATATGAGATGGGCATTATCGGTAGCGGGCGTTGGCGGGGCAAGAGTATTGCCTTTATGGAACGGTCCCGGCACTGTGAGGGTCGTTATCGTCAATGCGGACAAGCAGCCTGCAAGCGAGGTGCTGCAAAGCGCGGTACTTCATTTTATCAATGAAAACAGGCCAATTGGAGCAGAGGTATCAGTCGTGTCCGCGACCAGCCTTCCAATCCGCATTAAAGCATCGGTTACACTCGCGGCAGGCTATACGATTCAGCTTGTGAGTGCGGCATTTACTGCTGCGCTAACCTCTTATTTAGAAGAAACAGCATTTCAAATCAACTATGTGAGCATCGCTAAGCTGGGAACTTTGCTTTTGGGAATACCTGGCGTTCTTGATTATGATGGTCTCCTGTTAAATGGCGGCAGCGCTAATATTGAACTAGATATTGATGAAGTGCCTGTTGCGGGGCTTATTGAATTGGAGGTGTAGCCCATGTCATACCCTGCGGAGCTGGATCGTTTTACAGAAAAGCTGAATAAGAGGGAAAACAGCGAGCTGTACGTCATTGAAGAAAAGCTTCCTGTTTCAGCTGGAATGTTCGAGGGAGAGCTTGCACATGACGACATACGCAAGGAAAGCATTCAGGTTTATACGGGAGCGGGCTTATCGGGCGAGAAGGTGCCGAATTATTTTTTAACCGTTCCGGCTGAGATGCCTTGGAAGCTTCGAATTAAGCTTTTTGCACAGGCAGATGCCGTATTTGTTACCTATGAGACGCCTGGCGACCGCGTGGAAGCGGCGGATATTAATGATTTGCAGGCAAGCATAATGGCAACGCAAGCAGAGATCGATAGATACAAGGGCAAAGGAAGCATAGATGGAGGATCATTTTTGAGGGGGAGTTAGATGTCGCAGACGATACAAATGAAGCGCGGAACAAAAGCAGAGCTAACCGCGTTTGGCCCGTTGTTGCCGGGAGAAATGGGCTTTTGCACAGATACGAAGGAAGTTTATATTGGCGATGGGGCCGTGAACAGCATGGTCGGGCGGGCTTTATCGGGTACGGAAGCGGCTAGACCCGTTGCATCAGTACTAGGCAGGCTATATTACGTCATTAGCGGTACGAATATTGGATATTTATATTTTGACGATGGCACGGCTTGGAGACGAATCAATGCGCAAAAGCTTACCGATTTGACGGGGACGCTGGACGATATTTCGGAAGGCGCAACCTATGCCAAAGTGGTAAAAGCAGATGTTACAAGCGGTCACGTAAACAAAGTATCGGATGGCGTTAACGTAAAGACTGCGGCAGAGATTAAGACGCATCTGGACGATTCAACCAAGCACCGGACTATTAATGATGCAGGCTTGGCTATTACGGATTTGTGGTCAGCGCAAAAAATTAAAAACGAGATTGAGCTGGCGAAACATAATATCGAGCCGCAAGCTTCGGTCAAGGATAAGGATTTGGCTGCGCCTCCCGCATCACCAGTTGCAGCGGATCGTTATTTGATTCCAGCAGCGGCGACGGGCGTATGGGCCTCTCAAACAAACAAAATTGCCGAATGGAACGGTACAGCTTGGGATATATACACACCGCAAGTGGGCTGGACATGTTATGTGGATGATGAGCAAAAAATTTATAGCTGGAACGGTTCGGCGTGGGTGCGGACAGGCGGTGCGCTGCAGACGATTACAGCAGGTAGCGGTCTTATGGGCGGAGGCCAAGCCGATACGGTTACCCTAAGCGTTGGCGCGGGGAACGGGATTGCTGTTGCTGGCGCAGCAGTTAGCGCTAAAGCGGGCAAAGGGGTCCTCGTTAATGCGACAGGCATCGAGGTGAGCATCGATGCGGACAGCATTGTGTACGATGCCGCGAATAGTAATCGGTTGAAGGTTGCCGTTATTGATGGCGGCACGTTCTAAGGAGGTGAGCATATGCCAAGAAAAGCACTCATTCAACTGCGTCGAGGGCTTGAGGCAAGCATCGGATTGCTTGAAGCCGGTGAGCTAGGGTATTGCACCGATACGCAAAAGCTATACATCGGCACAGCCGGCAGCAACATCGTACTGGCTGCTGCACAGGCGACAGGCGATATGCTGAAAAGCATTTATGATACCAACAACAATGGGAAAATCGATAATGCGGAATCCGCGGATAGCGCGCCTTGGACTGGCATCAACGGCAAACCAGCAACCTTCGCACCAGCTGCACATGCTCACGCGGCAGCAGACATTACCTCAGGTACTGTTGCTGTGGCTAGACTGCCTGCTGCATCGGTATCTGCTGCTGGCGTTGTCCAACTAATCGATGCCAATAACAGCACGAGCGTCGTGCAAGCGGCAACAGCAAATGCGGTAAAGCGCGCTTATGATCTAGCAAGCGGTAAGCTGGGGCCGGGCGTAACCTGGAATCAGCTAAAGGGGGTGTAGCTTTTGTCATATGGACTGGTGGTATATGGCGAGCAAGGATATGGGGAAGAGGCGGGCGGCGGGGAGGTTAATCCTCGAGCGGAGATTGATCTGATGAAATATTTGCCTCCCTTTTATCATTCAATACTGGAGATGCAAGTTATTCAGAATCAGCTTGGCGGGGAGATAGGGAAGCAGTCCGCTGAGGTTGATGAGGTATTTGACCAGTACTTTGTAATGTCAGCAACGTGGGGACTCGCTCGCTGGGAAAAAGTACTTGGGCTGGGGAGCAATACATCGCTTCCAGATGCTCGCAGGCGCGAGAGCATTATAGCCAAGCTGCGCGGTGCGGGCACGACGACCAAATTGAAGATCATTCAAACGGCTATCGCCTTTTCAGGCGGTGAAGTGAATGTGATCGAATATCCGGCGGAGAATCGCTTCGAGGTCGTATTTGTTGGGACAAAAGGAATTCCCCCCAATATGGCTGGCTTCATTCGCATGCTGGAGGATATTAAACCAGCTCATTTAGCTTTTAGCTTGAAATATACCTATACGGTATGGAATCAAATCGGAACGATGACGTGGCAGCAAGCGAAAAGCAAAACATGGAGCGAATTAAGAGTTTACGAGGGAGAGTGAATATATGCAAACGACCGGGAATTTAGGATTGAAAAAGCCGGAAGGAACGGATGTAGTCGATATAGCGGATTTGAATGGGAATGCGGATATTTTGGATACCGCTGTTAGTAGTAAGGTTGATAAAGTGGCTGGTAAGCAGCTATCGACGGAGGATTACACCACGGCAGAGAAGACCAAGCTTGCAGGGGTTGCTGCTGGAGCTAATACTTATACGCATCCAGCTAATCATCCACCGTCTATCATTACTCAAGACGCGAGTAACCGCTTTGTTACGGATACGGAGAAAGCGGCTTGGAATGGGAAAGCGGGTACGACGGTTGCTACGACAACGGTAGCGGGGCTTCAATCTGCCTCTGATAAGGCAAAGTTGGATGGAATTGCAGCTGGCGCAAATAACTACTCCCATCCGGCTAATCATCCGCCATCTATTATAACTCAGGATGCTAGTAATCGATTTGTGACGGATACGGAGAAAGCGACATGGAACGCAAAAGCGGGTACAGCTTCTCCAGCTTTTACTGGAGTACCTACTGCACCTACAGCAGGTGTGGGAACAAGTTCAATGCAGGTTGCTACTACGGCATTCGTTCAGAAAGCAAAAGAAAGTATCGTTCTTCCAGATGGTTACAATTCTCTGGATAACCTACAAACCGTCGGTAGTTGGTATGTCTATAATGCAGTAAATGCTCCTATTGCAAATGCGGCTTTCTATATTGTTAATATCGCTAATCATCCATCAGTCGGTGGATACGTCTGTCAACATGCCTATATTGTTTACGGTGGTCATATGTTTACTCGACGGTTCACGGCAGGCGTTTGGTCTGAATGGTCTCAAATGAGTAATGAGACAATCTCCCGACCGCTTAATACAGACTTAAACTCACTAAATGTCACTGGTTGGTATGTTGTTGATCAAGCATCTATAAATGCTCCAGTTCCTGGACTTAACTATTATATACAGGTTTCTCTGGCTCCAACTCCGTCTTATATTAAGCAAATAGCTTACCATGCAAATGGCGATGCAATGTGGACGAGAAGATGTGAGGGAGGTTTTTGGTATCCCTGGATGGCGATTCCGCTTGGCAACTCTGAAACTTTTGCCGTACCAGGAGACACAGTATGGGCAACTGGTGTAACAGATTATTGGGTTAGTTACGGCCAAACATTTCAGGTTCCATTTACAGGAAGATATCGTATATCAGGAGATTGGTCCGGAGGAAGTCAGGTAGCTTCTATATATATTACTAATGGAGATACATCAGGTTTTAGCCCTTCTTATTCAACTGCGATTAATAGTTCTGGAACATTTTCTATTGATATGACTATTGCTGTTCCAGCACTAACGCTTGTTAAGTGCGTAGTAGATAGTGGGTACGCTTCGATCAGGAACATTAAATTAAAGTACACACCAACTAATGAACGACCTACAGCTAAAAAAACGAATTGGTAGGTTACTGGCTTAGATACAAGTTAAAAAGACTTCTCTCTACTTAGATTTCCCAAAAGGCTTGGATTTACATGATGCAATGTAAAATCAGTGATCCACTAGATTAGTCCTAGAATCCAAACATTGTGATAGTGGACTAATCTAGTAATTGCTCACGTCCTGAATTGATTGCTTTGTTTAGAAGAGAAATAATTTTAAACAGACAATCTATATCAAATTTCAATAATCATAGATAAATCTCGAGCCCCTCCGGCGGAGCTTTTTTGCATTCAAATCATTTATTAATGAAAAACAATATGAAGGGAGGAATGGTTATGTATAAAAAATGGTTCGCAGTAGACGTGACAGAAGGTAGAGCAATAGCAACAGGAATCGGTGCAGCGCTCGCGCCTTGGGTATCTTTGATTTACGGTGACGGCCGGTTAATTCCCATCTTGCTTCTAATCATTGTTATAGGATTGGATTGGGTTACAGGCATTTCGGCAGCAAAGAAAGATACGACGTTTTCCAGCGAGTACGATTTGAGACAGGGGTTGCCGCGAACGATATTTCTCCTTTCTCTACCCGCGCTTGCTAATCTATTAGACTTGATGCTGGGTGTCCCTGGCTTGCTCTTTTATGGAATCACACTCGGCATCATCTATCACACCTGGCAATCACTAACCGCCAACGCCTACCGAGCGGGCTGGGAGAAATGGATTCCCAAATCGGTAATCGAGCATATTGATAGCGAGCTGCAAGCGAAGGTAGAGCGAGCGACTAAGCGAGGCGGCAGCCTAGACTCAAGTAACAAGGCAAATAGCTCAGCCAATAATGAATCTACTACAGATCAAAGGAACCAAAACCATGATTAA